GCCAGGGCGTCGACCCCAATGTCCTGCAGAACCAGGTCGCGACCATTGCCAACCAGATGTTCAACGCGGCGCAGGCGAAGATGAAGATGATCGCGCGCATCTTCGCCGAGACCGGCATCCGCGACCTGTTCGCGCTGCTGCACGCGGTGGTCCGCAAGCACGGCTCGCAGCCGCAGACGGCGCGGCTGCGCAACCAGTGGATCACGGTCGACCCGCGCGACTGGAAGGCGCGCAACGACATGACCATCAATGTCGGCCTCGGCACCGGCACCAAGACCGAGCAGTTCGCGCATCTCAACATGGTCATCGGCGCCCAGGAGAAGGCCATCGCCGCCGGCCTGGTGAGCCCGAAGAACCTCTACAATTCGGCCCGGGAGCTCACCAAGCTCGCGGGCCACAAGAACGTTGGCCTGTTCTTCACGCCGCCCGGCACGCCAGGCGATCCGAACGACCCGGCGTCGGCCCCGATCCAGCCTCCGTCGGATCCGAAGGCGCAGGAAGCGCAACAGCGCATCGAGCTCGAGATAGCCAAGGCCGCAGCCGATGGGCAGCTCAGCGCGCAGAAGCAACAGGCCGACCAGCAGATGAGCGTGGCCAGGATCGCGGCCGATACGCAATTCAAGCGCGAGCAGCTCAAGATCGAGTTCGATCTCAAGGTGCAGCAGATGAACGCTGAATTCGCGCTGCGGCGCGAGCAGATGGCGGCCGAGATGGCGTTAAAGCGCGAGCAGATGCAGCTCGACGCGCAGGTCAGGCACGGCCGCGGCAATGCGAATGCGCAAACCCACTCGAATATAACCGATGCGAGCACGGCCGCGTCCAGCGCGATCGACGGCGTGCGCATGGGAGGAGAAGTCGGATAATGACGACCTAGTGTCCCGGTTCCGACGTTCGTATTCCTTTGCAGCACGCGCTCGTACGAACGTCGGAACCAAAGGGAAACTAGCAACCATGTGATTCCAGTGTGGCTTTGGATTTGACGTTCCTATGAATGATTCACGGCAATGCTGTAGGAACGTCAAATCCGCCACACTGGCACGCAAATTTGTTGACTTTGTAACCCGAATCTTCTATAAAAACGCATCATCTAAAAATGTGAGCTGAACGCCGCTGCGGCGCCGCAAGGTCGATCATCGACCGGCGGTGCGCGCGGTCGTGACGACATGGCATCCGCCGCGCGGGGCCCATGACTACGAGCTACTGCGCACAACGCGCAGGGCTCTCCGGAATAACCAGGCAGAAGCGTTCGACGCCGAGCCGCGCATGGGAGCGCGATCGACGGCGTGTGCGCATGAGAGGGGAGGTCGGACCATGCTGACGTGGCACCTGTTGCGAGCGGCGGCGATCGCGCGTCATCGCGTCGTGTGGAGGGCGTGCGGCAGCGATCCCGCCACCTGGGAGCTTCACATGGACATGATCCGGGCCGTCTATGGGTATTGACCCATGAGCGAGGACAAGCTGCAGGCATCGATCTCGCGTGCCGCACGCGCCCAGGCACTGCTCGGCAACGAGCTGCTGCAGGAGGCGTTCACGAAGCTCGAGGACGATTACACCGCGGCCTGGAAAACCTGGCCGGCGGCCGACGCCGCCGGGCGCGAGCGCCTGTGGCAGGCGGTCAACGTGCTCGGCAAGGTGAAGGACCATCTCACACGCGTCGTCGCGGACGGCAGGCTCGCGCAACGTCAATTGAGCGACCTGGTTCACAGGCCGCAATAACCGAGGACATCATGGATCTGAACAACGAGGCCGGATTGAACACTGAGCAATCTGCCAGCGCGCAATCTCCCATCGCGGTGGCGCCAGCGCCCGCCGGCGACAGCCCGATGGACGCACGCGAGGCCGCGCGCTCGCTGGCGGCATGGCGCCGCGATCGCGGCCAGCAAGGCGATGCGTCGAAGGATCAGCCGCAGCTCAGCGCGCGCGCCGAACGCGCCGCGCCGCATGAGCCCGAGCAGGAATCGAGCCCCGCGCAGGCGGGAAGCGATGCCGGCGAGCGTCCAGCTCCCCCCGGCGAGACCGAGAGTGCCGATCCGGCAGCCGAAGCCCGCCCGGAGGCGGGGACGGACCTGCCGCCCATTGAGGCGCCGAGGTCTTGGACGAAGGAAGACAAGGAGCTCTTCACAAGCCTCCCTCGCGCGACGCAGGAGCGAATCGCCGAGCGCGAGCGGTCACGGGAGGGCGACTTCAACCGCCGTCAGCAGGAGGCCGCGGAAAAGAGCAAGGCCCTCGAGGCCGAACGCTCGAAGGCGGAACAGGCAAGGCAACAGTACGAGGCCGCGCTGCCGCAGCTTCTCCAGACGCTGGAGCAGCAACAGGCGGGCGAGTTCGCCGATATCAAAACCTTGGCGGACGTCGAACGCTTGGCACGCGAAGACTGGCCCCGCTACGCTCTATGGGACGTGCAGCAAAAGAAAATCGCTGAGGTCGGGCAACATCTCGCCCTGGCACAGCAGCGGCAAGCCCAGGAGCGCGTGCAGCAGTTCTCGGAATTCGCCCGGCGCGAGGACGATCTCTTCAAGGAGAAAGTCCCTGACATGGCGGACGCCAAGAGAGCCGCAGGCTTGCAGACCGCGGCGCTCGCGGTGCTCAAGGAACTGGGCTTCCAGGAAACGGAACTGGCGCAATCGTGGCACGGCCAGAGGGACTTGTCCCTGCGTGACCATCGCGTGCAGCTCCTGATCCGGGACGCGACCTTGTGGCGTGATGCGCAAGCCAAGGCGAAAGCGGCGGCAACCAGACCTGTCCCAGCTGTCCAGCGGCCCGGCGTCTCGCAGCCCAAAGGCGCTGCGCAAGATGCGCAGATCCAACACCTCACCCAGAAGCTCGAAAAAACCGGCAACCTCAAGGACGCTGCCGCCCTGCTCCGGGCGCGCCGCGCCGGCACTCGTTAGAAAGGCACGATCATGGCTGTCCCCAGCAATACCTTCCAGACCTATCAGGCGATCGGAAACCGCGAAGACTTGTCCGACGTCATCTATCGGGAAAAGGCGTCTGCGGTCAATCACGAATGGCAGACGCAGGCGCTTGCCGCCGTCGATACCGGCAATGCGGTGGTCGAAGGCGACGACGCCACGTCAGACGCGGCGACGCCGTCCGTCCGGCTCGGCAACCTGTGCCAGATCTCGGACAAGGTGGCGCGCGTGTCCGGCACCCAGCGCGCGGTTGAGCACGCAGGCCGCGACGACGAGCTCGAATACCAGGAGACGCTCAAGGGCCTCGAGCTCAAGCGCGACATGGAATCGATTCTCGTCGGCACCAACCAGGCCAAGGCCGCCGGCGATGGGACCACCAATCCGCGCAAGACGGCATCGATCCTGTCCTGGATCAAGACCAATACCGACAAAGGCAGCGCTGGCGGCGCGGCCGATCCGGCGGCGGCGGATGGCGCCGGCACCCGCACTGACGGCACCCAGCGGGCCTTCACCGAGGCGCAACTGAAATCGGTGCTGCAGAAAATCTGGAACAGCGGCGGCAAGCCCGACACGATCTTCACCGGCGGCTTCAACAAGCAGGTGTTCTCGACCTTCACCGGCCGGGCCACGCCCACCGAGGATACCAAGGCCAAGAAGATCGTGGCCTCGGTCGATTTCTACGAGAGCGATTTCGGCCGCCTCAGCGTCGCGCCCAACCGCTTCATGCGGGCGCGCGACGTCCTGGTGCTGCAGACGGAGATGTGGGCGGTCGCGTTCCTCAACGGCCGGCGCATGGTCTCCATTCCGCTCGCACGCACGGGTGACTCCGAGCGTCGCCAGATGCTCTCGGAGTACACGCTGGTGGCGCGCAACGAGAAGGCCTCCGGCGGCGTGTTCGATCTCACCACGTCGTAAACGCACCCATCTTCCCTGATCCGGGGCCGCCGCCAATGGCGGCCCTTTCCTTTTGCAGGAGGCCGAAATGGCTCTTCCCGAACTCCATCCCGTCAGCGAAGCGGTCGTTCTCGCGCATTCCGCCCAGATCGGCGCCGCGCCGGCTGCCGCCTACGCGCGCGTGCCATTCCGCGGCAAGGTCCTCAAGGTCGGCGTCGTCCAGAGCGCGGCCGTCACCGGCACGGCAACCGTGGCCGCCGCGGTGAACGGCAATGCGATCAGCGGCGGCTCGCTGTCGGTGACCGGCGGCGCGGCCGGAACGCTGTTCACCGCGGTCCCGACCGCGGCCAATGACGTCAACGAGGACGATGTCATCTCGTTCACGCCCTCGGGCGCCACCGGCTCCGCGACCGGCGCCTTCTTCGCCGTGATCCGGAGAGCATGAATGCGCTCCTCATCCCGCCACTCTTCCCGCCTTGGAGCCGCGCAAGACGTTGCGATCGGCGCGGCTTCGGGCGCCTCGGCCGCTTTCGGCGCCCAGACCTATCAAGTCCGGGTCGCGGCCACGAGCGCCTGCCGGATCAGGATCGGCGACGGCACGCCGACTGCGCTCGCGACCGACAGTTATCTGCCGGCCGATCGTCCCGAATATTTCACCTGTACGCCGGGCCAGAAGATCGCGGTCATCCAGGAGGCTGCCGCCGGCAAGCTCTCCGTTACGGAAGTCGCGTGATGCGTACCGATGTCCTGTTCGACCGCGCCGACAAGACCATCACCGCGGTCACCACCCAGGACACCGGACCGATCCTCGATCGCAATGCTGCCCTGCGAGCGCAGCCGCAGCGCAGCGATTTCGGCCGGCACATCGCCAGCATCCCCAACGTGATCCTGGTGCGATGGCTCAACGAGGAATATGCGCGCGGCAATACGGATCTCCGCATGTTCACGCCTGACTTCAACGAGCTGGTGGCGCGCAAGCTGGCGGATCCGGACTGGAAGCATCTGCGGGTGGATAAATGAGCATCACGACTTACACCGAGCTCAAGACCGCGGTCGAGAACTGGCTCGACCACACGCTGTTCACCGCGCGGGTGCCGGAGTTCATCGCCCTGTTCGAGGCTACCGCCAATCGCCGCCTGCGCGTGCAGCAGCAGGAGACCCAGGGGCCGGCGCTCATTCCATCGGCCGTGAATGGGTCGGTCCTGCTCCCCGCGGACTATCTGGCCTGGCGTCACGTCACCTGGCAGGGCACGCCGACGGTCGAACTGAACTACGTTCCGCCCGCATATCTCGAAGCGGCCTATCCGACTTTGGCGACAGGCATCCCGGCCGCTTTCACCATCGAGGGCATGGCACTCAAAATCCGTCCCCTGAGCACGACCGGGATCAGACTCGATTACTTCCAGAAGATTCCCGCGCTTACGGACGCGGTCGCGACCAACTGGCTGCTCACCGCGCATCCCGATCTCTATCTCTTCGGCGCTCTGGTCGAGGCCGAAATGTTCGGGGTGAACGACGAACGCGCGCCGCTCTGGAAGGCCCGGCGCGACGAAATCTTCGACGAGATCGAGAAGCTTTCCAACAAGACGCGCGGGGCCGGCGCCATCCGCGTGATGGGAGTGACGCCGTGATGCTGCCGTTCGGCGAGTACCGGCCCGACATTGCCAATTATAACGGCGCGACCTCGCGGCTCGCGCAGAACGTGGTGCCGCGCGCCGACGGCTATGGACCGTGGAAAAGCTTCGTTCCCTATTCCAATGCCATGCCGGGAGCCACGCCAAATCGCGGATTCTTCTACGCTCGCAAGTCGGACGGGTCGGTGGCGGCGTTCGCCGGCACCTTGAACAAGCTTTATCGGCTCAACGCCACCACGCTGTTGTGGGAGGACGTCTCTGGCGGCAGCTATGCCAATCTTCCAACCAGCTATCACTGGCAGTTCGCCCAGTTCGGCAATTTCGTCATTGCCGTTCATCCGAACGTTTCGCCCCTGGTCTATGATCTCACGTCGTCGGTGACTTTCGCCAATCTCGGCGGCTCCCCGCCACAAGCCTCCTATGTGGCCGTCGTCGGACGCTTTCTGGTGCTGAGCGGCCTGCTCTCCAATCCCTATCGAATCCAGTGGTCCGGGCTCAACGCCACGACCACATGGACACCCGGGGTGAACTCCAGCGATTTCCAGGACTTCCCGGACGGCGGCATCGTGCGCGGCGTCGCAGGCGGCGAGTTCGGCGTGATCTTTCAGGACGGCGTCATCCGTCGCATGGTGTACGCGGTCGGCGCGCCTTACGTGTTTCAGATTGACCGCATTGCCGAGGACAAAGGCTTGCTCGCCCCCTATTCGCTCATTCGAGCGGGGGACAAGATCTTCTTTCTGGCCTCCCAGGGCTTTCACGCAATGCTGTCCACCGGCATCCCGGAGCCGATCGGGAAGGAGAAGTTCGACCGTACGTTCTTCGGCGACTACGATCCGGCAAGCCTCCAACTGATCATCGGGGCGGCAGACCCGGAGCAAAGCCGGGTCTACTGGTCCTATAGATCGCTGACCGGAGCGTCGGGTTTCTTCGACAGGCTCCTCTGCTACGACTACGCGCTCGGCCGATCCTCGGTCGTGTCATTGGTCGGAGAATATATTGCAACGCTCTCGCGGCCTGGTTTTACGCTCGAAGGATTGGACTCCGTTTCGTCTTCGATCGATGCCTTGGCATTCTCTCTGGACGATGTCGCTCTGTCCGCACTGCCTAAAATCGCGGTCTTCGACAACAATCATAAGCTCGGGTTCTGCACCGGTCCCAACCTCGAGGCGACGCTCGACACGGCGGAGCAAGCCCTGGATGACCGCCGTGTCAGAGTGAAGGGCCTGCGCCCGATCACGGACGCGGCGACTTGCTACGGCGCGATCGGCACGCGCGAGAACACGCAGAGTGCTGTGGCTTACAGCGCCGAGCAGGCTGTCAACGGCAAGGGGCTGTGTCCCGCCAACGTCTCGACGCGCCTGGCGCGCGCTCGTCTGCGCATCCCGGCAGGCGTGGCATGGTCGTTCGCGAGCGGCTTCGAGCCCGCCTTTGCGCGGGAGGGCCGGCGATGACCGTCGGCACGCTCGCACCCAATGAAAGGGACCTCTACAAGATCGTCAACATCGTCCGGCAATTGGCGGAGGGGCGCAGCAATCTCGTCAGCGGGTACATCGAAACGCTCCTGGATGATACGGACGCCGCCGCGGCGCGGGC